AGTACGACATAACGATAGGTTTTGTCCGCTGTTGCGTTTGCAAAGTGGTTGACTGTGCATTCGCCCTGTAGTTGATTGGATGCGTAAATGTCAGACGAGGATGACTCGTCCACCTTGTTGATCGTGACAATCGCGCTCGGAGTTGACGGTCGTGTCGGACTTGTCTGAGCTGGCAACTGCTCAATCGTCACATTCGTTGAAGTTGTCGCCCACATAATCTCGACGTAATCGCCTGCCGCCAGTTGGATGTAGTAGTTAAGCGCAGTAATCAGATGACCGTCCGTCCCGCCATGCCTGTTAGGGACTGAAAACTTACTGTTCGACCCAGCAACATCAGTGCCGTTCTTGCGAAACCAAATGTCTATATCTTGGATTGAAACACTGGTGTTGGCGAACTGGAACGAAAACTGGATGTTGTAGATACCAGCAGACCTAACAGTAATCTGCGAGTTGCTGACAACCGCAACACCAACGGCATAATCCGTCGTGTTAAACGTGACAGCATAGGCTGCGGTCGTGCTCGCCGCTGCCTGATCTGTAGAGTCTTGAAACGCCCCGTAAGGCACTGCGTCTGCTATGGCAGCAGCAGAGTAGGGGACGAACAGAATAATGCTGTCAGGACTGATCCTGGCGTCGTATAGGGTGGTTGTAGTGGCGTTGCCGGTCGCAATAGTAAGAAGACCGACAGAGTTAACCTTACCGTCGAGAATCCGGTTGACGATTTCGGCAGTCTCTCTCGGATTGCCACCTTGTTGAGGTAGCCGACGAAACATCATCGACCCCCACAGGGAACGAGATCGAGATCAGTACCGACTAGGCTTGACCAGTTGCCAGTTGGTACAACAGAAAGACGATGATACTTCCCGCGACTGCGTAAAGACACGCGATTGTCAGAATCAGCAGCAACAGGACTCGCATAACTGATGTTCCCGTCCAGCCGTTTTCTTGACGCTATCGCAATGGTCGCTGATCCACCGTCAATGATCGGCCTTGCAAGCGTTGCGAGAGTCTCAAGACCCTGCGCCTCAATATCGCCAGTCTGCAACTCAGCAGTAAGTGCCGAACCACCAAACGATACAATTTTTGCACCCTTCACCCCACCAGCTAAAAGTTTACCGCCAACCCATAGACGGGAATCCAAACTAGCCGGAACCGAATCTAACGTTGGATACATTGCACTCAGGACTTCCAGACTCTTTCCAGTGGACGCAATTGTTGCAATGAAGTTTGCAGTGGTATCGCCGTGACTCCACTTATCGGTTGACCAGTTATAAACCAGCAACTGCTTGTTGGCGAAGATGTCTGTAAAGCACCACGTAACAGTTTTGTTGATTGGATCAACTGCCGCCGACATCTGGTCAAACTTACCAGGATCGCAGTTATCGAAAAACCACCGATCTATCCGCTCGCTCCCGATAGGCTTCACCTGCTGACCGTCAGTCATGTAAAAACCATCGTCAGACAGGAAATACGTCAGCGCCCCGTACCGCACGACAGAACGGGACTCATAACACCCGAGAGCCGAAGTGACGTTATCAAACTGGAAGAACAGCGGAGCGCCAACATACGTCATCCGTACAACGGAGCGTTCCAGCAACACGATGCCAAACTCACCACCAGTGATGCCGCGGATCTCGCCACCGTCTGGAATGTCTTGTGTGTCGGATTGGCTTGCAGCACCTGGAGTCCAGTCGGTCTCGTCGTTGATGTCAGACCAGTAAAGCCGATTCGGATACGTCGAGGTTTTGCCAGCAACCACAAAGTCCCGAACGGTAGTCACAAACTGTGCAGTCGGAGCAGCAGCAGCAAGATCGGCAAAGTTGGACGATGATCCAACCGTCCAGGCTTGCAACTTGTCCTGCCCGTTAGCAGCGATAACTTTCTGCCCGAACTGGGTAGAAGTCCACAAAGTTGATGCCGTATAGGAGGATGCAGTCCTAGAGACGTTGACAAGGTTCAGCAGCGCAACAGCAGTGCCACCAGAAGTATAAGTTGAGTACCCAGTGGAATTGACGCCAATGCTGAAAGTTGTAGAAGTTAAAACTGTTACCGTATAGGAATTGCCATTCAACTGCGTCATTCCAACTACACCGAAGATCGTTACCGTTTCTCCGTTAGTCAACCCATGATTGCCAGATGAGGTAATTACGCAAGGATTGGCTTTTGTCGCTCCAGTGATTGTTACAACTTTTGTCGGAGCATTCCAAAGATAATTAGAACTAGCAGCAAAGAGAGTAGTGTCTGTAATCCACCGGCCAACAAAACAAGTCAGCAGGTTTTCGCTGGCAGAATTAGAGTAGTCCGAAACAGATGGCATCGGCCCGTAACCTACAAGCGTAGGCAGGACGTTCTTCGCCTCAACCAGACTGTCGGCAATACCCGGACGGTCTGGTGTCCACTGACCGAAATTTACTCTCACGCCCAAACTCGAACGGGGTTTGCAGGAGCGACTTTGTACTGCTCAAGATTGGCAGGAGTAGCCTGATCTGCCTTCAGCCTAACGTTAACGTGCCAACCGTCCAGATCGGTAAAAGTTGGCTCACCGTATTCCGCTGGGGTGATCACCTCGGTGATGGTGAACATCTTGCCATCCATCCCCTCGACCTCACGCTCCGCAGTGACCGCAGGAACGAAGTCGGGGTAAGAGATCTTGGTGATCACGCCGACGTAGTCGACAGACGCGCCAGGAGCGGCAGCGTAGCCAGCGGGGATGATGACAGTCTCATCCTCGGCTAGCAGCGCCTGCGTCTCGATGAGCAGACCCGCTGCGAGCAGTTGCTCGTATGCAGCCTGCTCGGATGAGAACTTGAGATAAAGATCCGTCCAGAGCGGAACCGGAGGAGTCAGGGGGAGATCGTCAAGCATGGTGTCCTCACGCGGTCAGAGCTTGCAGCTCGGCATTGGTCAGGCGGCGGGGATAGTAAGCGATGCGGCGGATGTATCCAGACCACGGAAGGGCGCCAGCCGCATCTGCGCCAATACGCAATCGATCTACTGTTGGCAACGTCCCAGACGTATCTGTTTGAACTGTTCCTGCATTTCGCACTAAAGCGAAGTCATTCACAGCATATGAGAAGGCCGTTTTAATCGTCGTATTTGCGGTGATTGATCCGGGCGCACTTAAAAATGCTTGAGCAATCCCACCATCAGAAACAACAGCATCGATTACTTGCCCAGCGCCAGTGTTGTATACCTGAAACCTTTCGCTAGTCGTTCCGTCTGATAGAGCCCAAGCATTGGCAAAATCAGAAGAATTGATAAGCGCATATCGCTCTAGCTCCGCATACACGGTTCCAGCACTGGCGTTGTACCACGGCGACAACGTATTCACACTCGCAACATCCGCGCTTCGTGTGACGGAGGAGGCGACAGTGGGTAAGTACGATGTACTAAACGCCCCCGCTTCTAGCTGAGCGCCCCAGGCGTAAATCGACCCGGTAGCGGTTGAATCGTTTCCGACAACAACATATCCGGTCGTAGTGGCTCCAATGTTTCCGGTTAGCGACACTCGATACCACCCGTTGCCAAATGCCTGAATGCTCGCAGCCGCAGCAGTTGCACCGCCGCCAGCAACAACCGACCCAACGGTTCCGGCTGACAAATCAATTTCAACCGAAACGTAAACGCCGAACCCGCCGGTCGTATACCAAAACCGAGCGGTGGTCTTAGTACCAGCTTTAAGGAATATTGAAGCGGTATATGTCGTGCTGGTCGATACAGTCTGGCCTTGGTACATATTACCGCCGACGCTCGTTTGGGTGAGCGTATCGGCGGAAACTTGACCATCTGGTGCAGTTGCACTATTAGCAGTGATTGTTGCGCTAGATTTTGTCCACGCCGCGTCGTCGAACTGCTCACTGTAACCAATCAGATTCGTCCTCTGCTCCTCAATCAGCAACCCCTTGGGAGTAGCAGACCCGCTGACCACTGGCACAGCGCGGAATCCGTTGGTAGCACCGGATACCATGTACGCGGTAGCGGTGGAGCCGACTTCTAGCTGAGCGCCCCAAGCGTAAACAGTTGCGACAGTACCTGAAGCATTGGCCCTGATTGTAAAAATTGGGCTTGCTGTATTAACGGTGCGCGTAAAGCGTTGCCAAGTAGTGGTTACAGTAATAGTTTCTAAATCGCCTGATTCCCCAAATCGGATAGATGCAGTTCCTGAAGGAACACGCAACCAGACTGACAAAGTGTAATTTCCAGCCGAAGTTGATGTCACTTGCTGTATTCGGCTTAGTGCATCAGAGGCAATATTAAGTTGATCAGCAGTTGTTGTTCCGTCAGGCGCGGTAGCCGCGTTGGTTGATACGGTCAAGCCATTGTCAGTCAACCAAGCCGCATTGCTAAAGTCTTCGCTGTAAATGACCAGATTCGTGCTCACCGGCTCAACAATCGTCACCCCCGACCCGTCGTAGTCAAACCTCGGGCCGTAGACTGCGGCGCTGGTGGTGGGCGTGTAGTCGAGAGCGTAGGGGCCGACGGAGAGTTGAGCGCCCCAGACATAAACCCCGTTCGTTCCTGAAGCAGTAGCAGTGATACTGCCGTCTGCATCAACAACTGTCAGCACAGAATAAATGGTTGCCGAAGCACTAGTAGACGTAGCAGAACACCGATACCAACCATTACCAACAGATGTAATCGATGCTGTGACTCCAGCCGCAACAATTCCTACCAAACCATTTTGTAAGTCGAAATATGCTCCAACATTTGCACCAGCAACTGTTCCAACAACAACCCACCTAAAACCAGAAGCTTTTACATAAAACGAAGCAGTATAGACGGCGCCGCTTACCCCCGACGGCCCTTGCACAATTGCTCGATAAGTTCCGCTAGTGCTTGGATATAACAGGTCAGCCGTTATCGTTCCATTGGGAGCAGCAGCAGCATTGGCCGTAACTGACGCATTTGTTTTCGTCCAACTGGCGTTATCAATGGTTTGGCTCTGAAGAACCAAATTATGCGGCGCATACTCCAGTACCCCCGTCGGCCCGACCCTGGTGGCGTTGCTCGACCGGCTGAAGGTGATGATGTCGGAGAATGCTTTCTGAATGAGTGCCATGATTACCCCTGCACCAGATACTGACCCGGCCCATATGTAGGCGCATTGGTCGCAGCAATTTCAAATTGCGGCTCTAAAAAGTTCAAGTCCAACGTCTGATCGGCTGAGTCACCGTACGAACCCGTCTGACCCGCAATAAAGTCTAGGTACAGACTAGGGTCAGCAGCCAACAGCGCACCGCCACCAGCACCACCACCAACACCCGCAACAACGTTGGGGCGCGGTAGCTTTAGGTTCAGACCGATTAGCATTTTAGATCAGCGCAACAATGTTGGTGGCAGTCGTTCCGGTTGCGTACACCCGACGAGCCATAACCGGCAGGATCGAGCCAGCAGCAACACCGTAGAACGTCACAGCACCATTACCAGAATCGTTAATCTTGACGTTTCCAGACCCGCCAACGTACAGCGCACGAGCCGGAGCAGGCAGGTCTACAGAGTCAGACGCAGTGACAGCAAACGCATTCTGAGCGCAACTGTCGGGAGTCATACTGTATGGAGCAGGCATTTTTACCTCACAACCCAAGTGTTAGAGCCAGACGATGCTGACTTCCAAAGTGAATCATACTCGAAAAGCGTATCAACAACCTCATACGATCCAGTCACAAAATTCAACGACAAAGACGGGATCGGGTCGGCAATATTCAGATCAACACGAGTCCAGTTGTTACTATCGCCTCGTACCTCTTGCCAGATCCCACCGCTCGTCGGCAGCGAACTGAACGGAACCTCAGAGAACGCCGCAATCCCGAACATCAGAAGCCTACTTCCGTAGTTTCCAGCTTGCACACCCACCTAATAGTAGTCGAAGCCTGACCCGTTACCGTTACAGCAAGACCACCATTCGTAGTATCGGCAGCAAGCGATATCGCCCAGGTAGACGCACCAGCATCCCCATACGGACTGCTCACCGTTGAGCCTGTCAGTGTCGTAGCCGCAGCATTTGCACCACGCTTGATCTGCCCATCAAATGTCCAGGATTTCGTATTGCCGCCTGCCGTAACATTGGCAATCACAGTACCTTTGAAATAAATTGCACTGTTGTTCTGCAAGATCAACTGATTGGTCGCATCAGCAGAACTTGTATTGCTACGCAACTTTGTCGCAGTGGCATTCGTCGTCTGCACTCCTAGTACGAGACGAGCGGCTTGCTGCACACCTGCTTTTGCTTCAATCGGGGTGTTACTAGCAGGAGTGACTAGATAGCCAATGATCCCTCGAGTAGTGCCGTAAACACCACCAATCACCGCAGACACATTCCCTGACGCTACGTTGTCTGAGCCTCCTGCAACAAAAGAGTAATCCCCAGACGCAGTATTTGCCCCACCGCTGGCAACATAAGCAATGCCACCGCTTGCGATATTGTTTAACCCTGATCCAACACCAGACCACAGCCCAGAAGCGGTATTGCTGATCCCACCACCAACGGACGAATACCCACCAGACGCAGTGTTTGATTCGCCACCAGCAACAACGGCAGCACTTGCAGATGCTGTATTCGTCAGCCCTCCACCGACAAATGAATAGGCAGATGAAGCGGCATTTTGCTGACCACCACTAATAGCACTGCCAGTGCCGGATGCAGCGTTCAGATAGCCACCAGCAACCGCAGAATAAGCTGCACTTGCGGTGTTTTGCCGACCACCAGGAATAGTGGTGTACTGACCAGAAGCAGCATTGGACAGACCGCCACCTGCCGATGAGAAATTTGCAGACGCGACGTTTTCCCGGCCTCCGCTAACCATTGCGTAATCTGCGCTGGCTACATTCAACCGGCCTGCCGCAACACCGCTGGAGATGTTGTTCGCTTGGTTATCTATGCCACCGCCAATAAACGAACTGTTTCCCGTTGCAAAGTTTCCCTGCCCACCTGCAACAACACTGTATGAAGCGGAAGCCTTGTTGTCATACCCACCAGCAAGAAAGGAGTAGTCGCCGCTTGCAACATTTGCAGCATTGAGCCTAAAACTAACTAAGTCAACGGCATATTGACCACGCTTATTACCACCAGCAGCCGTACCTGTCGGAACCTGTGCAAGCAGCGCACCAGCACCTTTTTTTACTAATGCAAGGTCGCCGTTAGTCGTGGTTACAGCAGACGTAAGACTTGCGACGTTTACCGTGGCATTAGGCGAGGCACTACTGATCGCACCCGTCACCGGCAGACTGTCAGTGCTTACTGACTTGCCAGCAGGGTAGGTGCAGAACACATCCTTTACGCCAGACCCAAACCCGACGAGACTTCCGTTGGCGCTGCTTGCAAGAACGGTATCTCGAGTGAGCGATCCGGCTCCGACCGTACCGATACCGACTTCCCAGTCAGCCGTGTCTTGGATGCAGTAGTAAGTAGTATTACCAACCCCGATAGACGAGAAACCCTGATACCCCTGCACAGCACCCAGCAGGGTAATCGCTCCCGTTCCTTGGGTGGTCGTAGTCTCTTTAACGCGATCTTTTAGTACGAGCGCCATTATCGACTCACTCGCATTGTCAACGGTGATGCGCTGAACTCGGCATCGTCGTCAGACTTCGTAAGACTGTTAATGCCACGCTGGTACAACGTCGCCCAGGTCTGCAATCGAGCGTCGTTCATGAGATACGGTTCAGCTTCACCCAGCGAGCCATACAGCAAACAATCCATCGCGTTAGCAGTCCAGACGTTCGTCGTCTGCGTGCTCGAGAGGAAGGGTGGCGAAGCGTAGTAAAGCATATACAGCGTATACGCAGTGTCAGGGTAGGGTGCGAACTTGAACTCGTCTGCCAGGATCGTGTAGCGAGTTGGCTTGCCAGAGTACGTAGACTGAGCGTTGCTCGTGAACAATGACGGAGTGAGGTAGATCACCGGCTGGAGCGGGTCTCCGTCGATGTACAAGTCACGCATCTGAAGGAAGTCTGACGGTAGCTGCACCGTCGCATCACCGCTCGTGGTCAAGGTGGTGACGTTCTTCAGCATCTGACGGATGCGAAGCTCTCGACGTAAGCGAATCTCTGCCAGCCGAATGAAATCAGGGATCTGGCTACTTAGATCGCTTCTTGCGAGATAGTTTGCGATTGCGGTTTGCAGATCGCTGTAGGTCGTTAGGGCCATGCTTTACGTCGTCCCATCCGAATGTCTTGACTCCGATATGCCCGATGTGCATCGACAATTCGTGGTCTACCCAGACAGGAATGTCGTTTTCCATGCAGCGGACACAGAAAGTGACGTCTTCCCCAATTACGTTCCCATGATCCGTCCAGATGATGTCAAACCAAGGACGGGGAACCTTTTCAAACACTTCTCTACTGACAAGCGTACACGCAAAACCGACCGCTGTCACCTGCTCAATTCCCTGCTTACCCCGTGACTCTACCTTGTGCCATACCTGATACGGTTCGCCTTCAGGCTTGCCGTTCAGCATCTCCCGCTCAATCTTGAGATTCAGCGCAGTCGGGAGAATCGGCTCTCTCCTGGTGGTGGCATTAGTCCCGATCATCGACACCTGTCTTGACTGTAGGATCTCCAGCGCGTTAGCAGGAAACCGTTGATCCGAGTCAATCCACAACGTCTGATCTGCACCCCACTCCAGAGCCTCCGATGCCAGCTTCTCCCTTTGCGTGAAGATCAGCGTCCCAGGCATCTGCAACAACTGGATGTCGTTTACTCCACGCTTGGCCTCGTAAGCACACAGCCTAGCAAGGTCGAAACAGAATCCAGACATCACCTCGTCCCGGCATGGGACACAGATTGCAACTTTCAAATATGCCCCGGATGAGTTCTGAAAAATCGGTTGTCAGGATTGTTTAGGAAAGCCTTGAACGCAGTCTGATCTATTACGTGAAAGCCGCGCATGACCCCTTTTGCGTTCAGGTCATCAATCAGCGTTAACGGAAGTCGAGCAATGTGCGTGATTACATCGTCGAACTTCTTGGGCGCATCGTTGAATTGACGTTTGTTCGCCTCGATGATTTCGGAGACATCCTGCTTTGTCTCCAGAATCACACCGCCCTCAGTCGCGTGAGCAACGGTATAGCGACCATCGTGAACAGAAAATAGTGTTGGCATAAAAGCGGGGAGAGGTTTCCCCCTCCCCTTCCCGATTACAGCGCGGGGTTCAGATCCGCAACGATAGCCGAAGCAGCTTCGTTCCGCATCTCGAGCGTGAACTCGCAAAGCAACTGCGTTTTTTCCGAGTCGCCGGTCTTTGCCAGATCATTCGTCTGGAACGGACGAAGATACGACAGAGCCATATACTCAGGATCAATCAGCAGCGCGTCACGAGTACGCATGAAGCGGTCAGGAACAACCGACAGAGTACCGAAATCGCTCATATAAACATCAGCGGCACCGATAATCGTCGTCGGCTGGTCACCAGGAGCCATGTAACGCTGTGCAGCGATACCGGCAAACGAGGAGACCTTCTGCTTCAGACCGGAACCAACAACCAGCATGGAAGGATTGCCACCCGAATCGAA